CGCATGGGAAATACTCAGGTCAACCGACCACGAAGTTATTATATACGATCGTAAAGAATCTGCGGGTGGTTCATGGTGGGAACCAAAGGGTCCTAAAAGAGATTTACATGCACATAGAATTGTGTTTGATAACGCATTCGTAAACACAAATAGTTTATTCGAAGAAATGGGAATTGAATGGGATGATATGTTTCAACCCGCAGACACGCGTGTATATACTACAACTTTCAAGTATCTTAAATTTAAAGATTATTTAACTTTAACGTCACTCGCGGTACGTGTTTTAGCACAACCTAGAAGGTATAAAGGTGTCTCACTCAAAGATGCACTCGGTGAACTTTCCGAATCAGGTGAAAAATTACTCAAAGCCTTACCATTAATTATGGATGGTGTTGATTGGGAAACAATGTCCACCTTTGAATTCGTGAAAAGCTTCGATCACGTAGGTATGTCTAAACAATACGTTCAAAAAGTTTCAGGTAAAGTCATGTCCGATAAAATGCAAAACGCACTCGTAGAGAAGGGTGCTACATTTATGTTTGGTAGAGATCTTGAAAAGGTGCATTACGAAAAAGATGGGTATGAAGCTTCTTTTACAAACAAAACAAAAATAAAAGACGGTCTCCTTGTTTTGTGTATAGATAATAGTAAAGCTTTACAATTGGTAGATGAGAATTGGGGTAAAGATACCCTTAAAAAAATTGGTCCAAGTACGTACGGGTGTATTAACGTTTTGTTAGATTACGACGAACCAATCCGTTTACCTAAAACTGATTTGGAATATACAATGGAAACAGAGTTCAGTTTACAACCCGTAGTTCTTAGCGATAATAAAACCATTTCGTGTGTTATATGTAATCTTACGGATGAAGTTTTATCGACCGACCCAGAAACACTTAAGAGCGAAGTTATTAAACAATTGTGTGTACCAAAACCAACGAGTATTCGTATAGGATGGGGTTCATATTGGAAAGATGGTAAATGGACATTCGAACAATCATCGGGGGTTTTGAGTTTACATGGTCAGGTTCCATTTTACGGAGAATCTTCGAAAGTCGCTTTATGTGGTATGATGTCTGAAAGAAAAACACCATATTCGAGTATCGAAGCCGCTATAGAGGTCGGAAGATCATTCTGTCATGAAACATTCGAAACGAGAAAACCATTACAACCAGTTTTAATTACACATGTTTTATTCATTGTTTTAATATTATCATTAATACTTATTTACACGCGTAAAGATTAAAGTATTAGTTTAAGATATTTAAAGTTTTATACTATATTAAAAGAAATATGGAATTACATTACAATCTAGTAAGCAATGGGATTTACGATGTATATGTGATTTCAGACGACGAATACATAGGACCAACGATTGCAAAAGGACGCGAATGGGATAGGTTTATGAGACGCGATGTACGTATGCTACATAAACCTGGTACAGATATCATCGACATTGGGGCAAATATTGGTTATAACACTTTATTATTTTCAGATTACGGACCCGTGTTATCATTTGAACCATTGTATCATGAATTAGTCAGACTAAATGTCAAGAATAACATTCTCAGATATCCGGTTCAGGTTATTCCGTGCGCCCTCTCAGATGAAAAATCTTTTACAAAAATTCATATACCATCTCATGGATGTCAATCTAATGTACTAATAAACTACGGTGGAACTAGTTTTCATCACAAAGATGAAATGCGAGGTGAAGGTGTAGATGTCAATTGTGAAAGACTAGATGACATCTATACGGGTGTTCCTTCATTTATTAAAATTGATGTTGAAGGTCACGAGTTACAGGTTTTGAAGGGTGCGTCTGAAACTATTAAGAAACATAAACCTTCGATTCTTATTGAAATACACAATTTCTCTGAAGACTCAGAGATACATCAGTATATAAAATCACTAGGGTACGGTGACCCTGAAGAAAGACCAGAAGCTGTATTTATTTACAAAACATTCACTTAGAATACCCGATAACCGCACATGTCCAGTCGTTAAACTATCATGGTATATTCATACTTATAGTTTTGTTTCTTATTATACTATATATGACTTTACCGGTCACTGCAACTGTTTATGAACCAATGTACGACTACAATGAAAAAAAATATATAAGAATAAGTCTACCCGATAAAGTTCGCGATTATATCAGGGAAATACACGAACATAAAACAGATGTTGTTTTGTTTCCCCAAAAACTAGACGACCCATTGGAAGGTAACGTTTTAAAAGTAAAAGTTCCGTTTAGATACCGACGGGTCATGTGTAATGTTGATGGAGACACACCCGTTCAATCACTTAAAAAAGGTGATACAGTTCTCACTGAAATTCAATTTAACGGGGTTTGGAACGCTCACGAACATAGCGGGTATTCGTGGGTATTGAAGTATATAAAGTATAGGAACTAATAGTAAGAAATGAGTCTTACACGCTCGGGATATCTCACAGGTGAGACACCGGAAATAAAGAAAGAACTCACGGTACGTGCCGTTGTAAATACAGAGTTCGGGTTTCCGCCGCCTCCCTTTAAGGTATTCAGAAAAACGAAAACAGGTCTATGTGTTCCTCGATTTTACGGTGAAGAAAAGTTTGGTAAAGCAAAAGAAGATCGTCGTCCTACACCGGTTAAAATATCATGTAAATTTAATGGAAAACTCCGTGATGAAACACATCAAAATGATGCTTTGGCAGCAGCACTTAAATCTGGGCACGGCGTTCTCTCACTTCCTTGTGGCTTTGGGAAAACGACAGTATCCTTGGCCATAGCGTGTAAACTCGGATACAGAACTATGATTGTTGTACACAAGGAGTTTCTCGCGAATCAGTGGAAAGAACGTATTCAACAGTTTTGTCCGGGTGCCACTATAGGTGTAGTACAACAGAATAAATTAGAAACTGATTGTGATTTTGTCATTGCTATGCTCCAATCACTTTCTTTAAAAGAGTATTCGTTTAATGATTTCGATACTATTGGTACACTCATCGTCGACGAAGCGCATCATATATGTGCAAAGGTATTTTCACAATCTCTTTTTAAAATATGTCCGAAACATATTTTTGGACTCTCGGCAACACCGACCCGTAAAGATGGTCTCACTAAGGTTCTACACTGGTTCATGGGACCAACATTCTTTGCAGTTGAACGTGAAAATCAGGAACAGGTCGAAGTGTTTCCAATTGAATATACATGTCCACGTTTTCAGGATCCACCACCGTGTACGCGGTTCGGTAAACTTTCATTAGCGACCATGATTACCGAACTTACCGAAGATCGCGGGAGAAACATCGTTATAGCAAACCTTATAAAAAATATCGTTAAGGGGACGCGTCAAGTTCTCGTCTTAAGCGATCGTCGCCACCACTGTGAAGTACTCCACCAAAGTTTCAAGAAAACGTCGGGGCTCTATATGGGTGGTATGAAAGAAGTTGATTTAGCTGAATCAAGTAAAAAACAAATCATATTTGCGACGTTTAGTCAAGCACATGAAGGTCTCGATATACCTTCACTCGATACGGTTATACTTGCGACCCCTAAGTCTGATATTGTACAATCGATTGGACGGATTATGCGTGAAACACACGGTAAAAAGAACAATCCACATATTTACGATATGTTCGACCAGTGGTCTATATGTCACGCCATGTATAATAAACGTCTCAAAGTGTATCGTCAAGGTGGTTTTAAAATACCAAAACAAAAATCCGAAGAACCTACTGATTTCACTAAAGGGAAATGCCTCATTTTACCATGAAAATAATCACTTGTATTTGTAAGAATGCCGTGTTGTGATACGGGTCGTAATATACAAAAGTATAAAGGAGCCGCAGCATCCACACTCCAGGATGTTACCGATAATGGGAACACGACAACGGGTGATATAATAACAACATCTGGATTTTTTATAGGTGACGGGAGTAAACTTACCGGTATATCAGGTGCAAGTGCCGCATTTACTTTACAAGAAACATCGGATCGTGGTAACACCACGTCTAACGTGATTCAGTTTACAAACCCAATTACATCTTTAACTACAAGTGGTAATGTAATAGTCGCGGGTAACGTGACTGCGTCTAAATTTTACGGTGATGGTACAACACTCAATGGTGTTGCTTTAAGTGTAGATTTGACAAATAATGTTACACGAATAAGTATCTTGGAATCGAATTTAGCAGATAATGTTACACGGATAGATAACTTAGAATCGAATTTAGCAGATAATGTTACACGAATAAGTATCTTAGAATCGAATTTGGCGGATAATGTTACACGGATAGGTAACTTAGAATCGAATTTAGTGAGTAACGCGTCGAGAATAAGTACACTAGAAAATGAAACTCAACCAGTTAATAGAGGTGGGACGAATATTACTACGTACGCCAAAGGTGATATACTAATAGCATCAGCTACTGATACTTTATCAAATCTCGGTTTAGGTCAGAGTGGATATGTTTTAACATCTAATGCTACAACCACTTTACCAGAATGGAGATCTGCAAGTTCCATAGGTGCTACTGTTGCAGAACTTAAAACAGGTAATTATCTAGCAGGTGGACCTTTTAATGGTTCTAGTGAAGCTACATTTGATGTAGAAGCTTCTAATACAAATACAGCCGATTATATAGTTGCAAGAGACTCAAGTGGTGATATATTCGTTTCTAACGTGAATGCTATACAATACTACGGCGACGGAGGAACTTTATCAAATATAAGTGGTTCGCAAGATTTACAGGACGTTATAACCATAGATCCTTATACGAACTCCCCACCATATTTCGGTGCTGGTTCCTATGGTGCTATTTATGGTTCAAATACTATAAACGCGAGTACGATTTCAACTACAGTAGGGTTTTATGGCCCTATTAAAGGTTCAAATACTATAACCGCGAGTAGTATTGTAAGTGATAACGCAGTCGGACTTAACCAGTTAAATGCGAGTAACATTAACAGTGGTACATTATCCAATACATATGGCGGTACGGGATTTACAACGTATAATCAAGGTGATTTACTTGTTGGTACGGGTTCGGGTTCTAACCTCAAGAAATTACCTAAAGGTATTGCAAATTATGTATTAACCGTAAAAAGTGATGAATCTGATATAGAGTGGGTAGCAGCTTCTAGTGGAGGTAGTAGTGTTTGGACAACCTTGGGTTCAGACATATACTATAATAGTGGTAATGTTAGCATTTCTAATTCAACAACCAACCACACAGTTCACTTAGGATCTAATGTTATAGTAAACGATACAGGAAACTATGATGTTTTTAGAGTTAATGGTAATGTTTTCTCAACGGGTTATCTTTTAGGAGATGGTAGTAAAATACTTAATTTAAAAACTATAAAAACCGAATCAGATACAGATGTTATAATTACATCTGATGGTGGTCCAGTATCTTATACAAATAGGTTTTATAGGTAAATTATTAATATATATTTAATATAAAAAGTATATGGCGACGATTACCCAATTACTAAACAATAGTGCAACTACATCACCCGGACGTCCAGATGATGATTTTGGTATGTCATCAGCAGTTAATAATACAGGTGATTTTTTTATTGTAGGTGCACCAGGATGGTCAAATCAATCACAAAATAAGGGTAATGTTTTTGTATATTATGCAAATACTACAACCGTAACTCATTTATCAACAATAGAAGGTCCTTATCTAGGGAGTGGGTTTGGTGCACGTGTTGATATGGATTTAAACGGTGACACTATTGTTATAGCTGCACATTCAAATGTAAACTATACACCAGTTACAAGTAATATTTATATATACAAAAAAACATCATACTACGGACCATATACTTTAACAGACACCATACAAAAAAATACACTTGGATTTGGTTTATCTATTTCAGTAGCAGATGAAAATCCAAATATAATTTGTGTAGGATCTCCTTTAGAAAACAAGGTATATGTTTATAACAATTCAACACTCCTATATACAGATAATAATCCTACTAACGTAAGTAATTATGCTAATGTAATCACGAGTGACGGCCTTCGTTTTTCACCAGTGGCCTTGCAATCACAATATAATCAATATGGATTTTCTGTTTCTATATCAAGTGATGGAAATACATTTATAGCTGGTGCACCGGGTACACAATCAAACGTGTATGTAGGTTACGGTGATAATTATTCAATTTCAAACGTCAGTGCTGTAGACGATATAACTGATCAGGGTGGGTATTGGAACTATCAATCTGGGTTTGCAAGGGTTGTACATACTACTAATACATGGAATTCTGCTTCCGCATTGGGAGATCAAACATTATTAATAGGTGATATAGATCGTAATCGCGAAGTTTTATATTCTACATTTGGTTATTCAACTTCTATAAATTCAAATGGTACCATAATAGCAATTGGTGTACCCGGCGAAAATGGATTCAAAGCTTTTGAATATAATACACAATATAATAATTGGACTTTACTTGGTAAACTAACGACTTCTATAATCGGTGCGGGTATATCTATTGCATTATCATATAATGGTAAACGTCTTTCACTAGGAAGCGGATATTTTTATACAAAATATGACGCCTCCTCTACATCTACACCATTTCCTCCACAAAACGAAAAGGTATATCAGATTTATGATTTTAATGGGTCATTTTGGGCACCGTATAATCCCTATGACGTTACGTATAATAATTATGGGTTTATGAGTTCTATGGCAAGAGATGGTCTTTTTATACTAAATTCATCTATAATGGATCAAACAGGTACAATACATGGTAATGGTTTTGAATTTATAAAATTGTCATCTACTGTAAAAATTGTAGGTAATACGACTATAGGTGGAAATATATCAGCGAAGGATTTTATAGTTGGGGGTGGTGTACAAACAACATTTCCAAATTATGCAGGTCAGGTTTTATTTTCAGATACACCTGGTAGTGATACTTCATCTAATGCATTAATAAGAAATTGGAACTATAAAGATGATAACGCACAATCAATTGAATATAATAATTCTAATACATATACATCGAGTGAATTACTCATACACAAAGGTGGTGAATACCCAGATAAAATAGATGCATGGGGGAGAGAACCAGATAGAATACGTTTACAAAGTAGATCTGTGGTTTTAGATACGACATATTCAGATGATACGAATACATCAAATACTCACCCAAAATTTGTACTCGATACATTTGGAAAAATTGGTATAAATTTACCCGAAATACAACCAGAATCTTTATTAATACGCGATGGGTTTGGTCCATTTAAAGAAAATATTAAAGCGCGTCTCGATGTAAATGGTTCGACAAAAATAAGAAATAAATTGGATGTTAATTATCCATTGAGATCAAATGTCACTATAGGTAAACAGACACTTGCATATTACGATACAAGGAATTCAGATTGTTTAAATGGTGATTATTTACAGGATTCAGGACCAAGAGATACACTTAAGTCAAATTTACTATATGATTTGTGTTCTTATGATAGTAATAAAAAGGGTGTACTTATACAAAATAATGGTCTTGATACAGGTTACATTTGGGGTGTTATAAACAGCGAACTTGGTATAGATAACGCAATTTCATTTTGGTTTATGTTAGATGATACTCATAGTAATTATACAAGTAATCTTATATTTTATATAGGTAATACAACTACTCCTGGAATTGAAGAACATATAATAGCGTGTGAAATATTTTACAGGACAGAAATAGATTGCGGTTTAAGAATACGACATATTAATAGCGATTATTATAGATTAGAATACCAGACCCTTTTTACACCTAATATTTGGAATCATGTATATATACAAAGGGAGGATATAGTAACAATTTCTACACCACCTGTCGTTATTTAAAAGCAGCGCGTCCACGTCGTTCGTCAGCACGCCTTGGAGCAACTTTTTACAATCCGCACCGGTTAACCGCAACACGGCGCCAATTTATTAATATTATTTATATTAAAAGGTTATGAGTGGTAGAAAACCTCTAAGAACTGCACCAGACGCACAACCGGTTATAACTATTGAAGCTTCAGATTATACTATTTCTATAAATGGTACCAGTGTGAATCCATCTAATATTAGTTGGGTTTCCAATGTAACAATGGCTGCTCCATCAACGAGTAATATATACTTTGGACAGTTACCAAGTTTTTATAACTCTAATATATCATCTATAAACCCGTGTTCCAATGTTTTAATAGGTGATTTTGTAGTTTTAAATAAAAATCACGAATATGATTCTTGGGATAATACAGGGTCTGATTTTTACAATAAAGGTCCACCAACTGAGTGTTTATCTGTCGGTGGTGATGCACTCATACAAAATAAATTGGGTGTAGGGACGCTATCACCTACTTATGAAATAGACGTTACGGGTGATATAAACTTAACAGGCGATTTAAGAATTAATGGAGTCGCACAAACGTTTAGTAGTTTCGTAGAAGGAAGTGAGGGAATACATTACCCAAGTTCGGGAACAACCAAAAGGGTCGCTATTAATACAACATATGCAACAAGGTATTTAGACGTGGCTGGAACAATCAACTCTTCAAATGGTGGTATACTGATTCGAAACGGTGATACTAATTCTGGTGCGTACTATGCACCACAAATAGCATTTGGTTTGAATGGAACAAACACGTATCAACATTTCATACAAACGAGGCATAGTTCTAGTGTTTCGCAAAACGCGATTGATTTTTACGTGTGTGATAGTACACAAGCTAACTACCTTGGTGTTAATGGCGGTATTACACATAACCTTACGCTAGAAGCCGGTAATGTTGGTATAGGAACATTATCACCAAAGGCACGACTACATGTAAGAAGAGAAGGATCATCTGGAGAATCTAATGTATACATACAAGCGTACAGTGATGATGGAGATGATGGAGGAAATCGGGCAGCTTTATTTTTAGGTACACCATATGTTAATAGTACAACTGCCCAACCCAAGTGTGCTATAATAGCAGACGCAGTTGGTTGGAGTCGCGCAAATTTACACTTTTGTGTAGAAACATCGCAAGATAATGGTAGTGCGTATAGGGCGAGTAAGTCTAACTCGAGAATGATGATAGATGGTATAAGTGGTAATGTTGGTATTGGTACAATTAGTCCAACGCAAGCAAAACTTGCCGTGTCAGGAACGGGTTCTTCTACACATATAGGTGCATATGCACTTTTAAACTCTTCGGGGTCAATAGACACAATCGGTAGTACGGAGTATTCCGGTCAATTTTATTCTATACATACAACTCATAGAATTGCATGCTCAGAGATTAATTTGTATTCTGATAGTCGAATAAAAAAGAATGTGGTCGATATAAACGATAGTTCTGCACTCGACAAAATCCGTCTTCTCGAACCCAAAATATACAATTATATTGATGAAAAACAAAAGGGGACAAGTAACGTA